ATGAACATACATGAACATCTGTTGCCAGGCAAAGAAAACGCATTAACTCCAGAATATCTTGCTACGAAATACCATTTTTCCAGTGTTCGAATGCTTCAGAAGCAGATCGAAGCAGAACGCAAGGCTGGCAAGGTGATATTGTCAAGTACCACGCCGCCTGGAGGATATTATCTTCCGGCAGCAGGAGACACAATGGAAATCCGAAAATTTATTCGCACGTTAGAGAATAGAGGTGAAAATACATTGAAGATACTGGAAAGCGCAAGAGAATTGTTAAAGGAACTGGAGGAACAGTAATGTGGCAAGCCCTCAGATTGAGAATGGTTATACAACCATAGCCAATGAGATATTAGACCATCTTTATAAACAGCCATTGAACGGGACGGAATTAAAGGTTGTTATGTGTATTCTTCGTTACACGTTCGGGTTTCGGAGAAAATCACATAAGCTATCAGCATCCTTTATAGCTAAATGGGGAAGCTGTGATGTGAGTTCTGTTAAACGGGCATTAAAACATCTTCGAGCTATGAAAATTGTTATTTGTATTAACGATGAAAAAAGAGGTGTGACGGCGGAGCTGAAATTGAATAAGGATTATGAACAATGGAAGCTTACTGGTGGCGAAAATGCTACCAGTGTTAAAAATGCCACTGGTGGCGAAAATGCTACTGGACTGGTGGCAGAAATGACACCGGAACTGGTGGCAGAATTGCCACATAAGAAAAGAAAAAAAGAAAATAAAAATATAAAAACAAAATATTATGATGATTTCTTTGAAAAAGTCTGGAAATCATATCCACGGAAACTGAATAAATCAGCAGTGACACAAAAGGCTAAAAAGGAACTTTATGAAGCAGGAGAAAAGGCTGTTCTTGGAGCTGTTAATTCGTACATAGCGGAGATACAGGAAAATGGAACGACAGAAAGATATATCATGTATGGATCCACATTTTTTAATGCCAGGTGGCGTGATTATATCAAAGAACCAGAACTACGTGTTGAGGTTACGGCAGAAGAACCGGCAGAGAAGCCTATTGATTTATGGAGCGAGGAATAATGGAATATTATGAATTTAAGAAAGAAGATGCCTATGAATTCGCCAGAGCTTCCAGCATCCAGACCAAACAGAGAGGGGATGAACTCCAGTTTTTGTCCTGCCCGTATTGCAGAGGCGGCAAAAATGGAGACAAAGGGACATTTTCTATTAGCTTGGTTACCGGACAGTTTAAATGTCTCAGATCCTCCTGTTCTGTTTCGGGAAATATAATTACGCTTGCCAGAGATTTTGATTATTTCAGCCTGGGAAAAGACATAGATGCATACTACCAGACTGGAAAACAGAAAAGATTTCGGCGATTTAAGAAGATGGAGAATATAAAGCCTAAAACGGAAGCTATTACATATCTGGAAAGCCGAAAGATCACTGCTGCCACTGCTGAAAAATATCAGATTACGGTTCAAAGTAAACATAAGAATATTGTGGTATTTCCTTTCTTGGATGAAAAAGGAAATACGCCCTTTATAAAATACCGGAAAACAGACTTTAACCCGGCAGTGGACAAGGGAAAAGAGTGGTGTGAAGCAAACTGCAAACCTATCTTGTTTGGAATGTACCAGTGTAATCTGGACAATAAAACCCTGGTTCTGACGGAGGGGCAAATTGATAGTTTATCAGTCGCGGAATCTGGAATTGAAAATGCGGTTTCTGTTCCGTTTGGAAAAAATGGTTTTACTTGGATTCCTTATTGTTGGGAATGGTTACAGAATTTTGAGACATTAATTGTCTTTGGTGACTTTGAAAATGGAAAAATGACTCTTCTCGATGAAATGAAAAAGCGTTTTCCGGGAGTGGTAAAAGCAGTTAGGCAGCAGGACTATAAAGGTTGCAAAGATGCTAATGAATTGTTACAGAAATACGGAAAAGAAGCAGTGAAGCAGGCTGTAAATAACGCGGAAAGGGTGGAGATTGACCGAGTAAAGGAAATCGCAGATATCGAGGCTGTGGATTTATTTTCGCTTCCGAAGATATCAACAGGGATTACAGGGATTGATAAAGTCTTATCTGGTGGAATTTATCTGGGACAAACCGTCATTTTGACAGGCAAGAGAGGAGACGGAAAGAGTACACTTGGCTCCCAGATACTGGCGAATGCTTTGGATAACGGAAAATCTGTTTTTGCATACTCTGGAGAGTTGCCCGATTATTTTTTCAAGCGTTGGTTGGATTTTCAGATTGCAGGCCAGCAGAACGTAATTGATCGCGCAGGAGAGGCCGGATCGGTAAATTATTTTATTCCGGACAGCAAGGTTCACAAAATCTCTGAATGGTATCGGGGACGAGCTTATCTGTTTGATAGCCAGTCGACGGAAGACAATGAATTGGAATACTTGTTATCAACCATTGAGAAGGCAATACAGCAATATGGAATTCAACTGGTGCTATTGGACAATCTGATGACTGCTCTTGATATTGGATTGGATATAGATTTGTACAGAGCTCAAAGTAAGTTCGTTGATAAGTTGGTTAAGATTTCAAAAAACTATAATGCAGCTGTGATTTTGGTCGTTCATCCACGTAAAAATAGCCTTGGAGCCGACGATAATGATGTTGTTAGTGGAAGCTCAGACATTACAAATAAGGTTGATGTTGTAATGACCTATAAGCGTGATAAGACCTTGTCTGATGATGAACGTCTTTTGACAATTTCAAAGAACCGTTTAACTGGCAAACTTGCGATAGGAGCCAAAGCTATCAAACTTTATTTTGACGAAGCATCTAAAAGAATAAGCGATAATCGAGATGATTTCAGGAAGCCTTATGGTTGGGAAACTGATGCAGCAGGTTTTATGACGGTTAATGATATGGAGCAAATGGAAATACCGTTTGACTAACAAGAAGTATATTTTATAGGCGGCTTACCGCCGGAAAGGATAATGAACATGAAAATTTTAATGCAGAATTTAAGCGAGGTTACTGATTTTAATTCCGGAAGAATACAAATATTACTTGCACCTTATGACGATGCTCAGATAAAAGCAGCGATCGTGTATGGAGGA